ATTTACAGATAGAATAATGACGGCTACACTTCAAGTGTTATGTTTAGACATAGTAGATTATACAAAAGATAAACAAACAGAAGATATGATGTTTGGAAACGATAACCTGCAAGATGTATTAAATACACAATTGCAAGTAGTAAACGACCTACAACAAAATTTAAGAAGAGGAGATGCTTTCTCTGATAACTTTCAAGTAATTACAAATGTAACTGCAGAACCAATGTTAGATAAATATGAAAATCAATTAGCAGGATGGGGAATGACTGTAGACATACAAGTTCCAACAAATGAATTATCTCTCTGCTAATGGTCTATACTTTTACAGCTGAAGCATTAAACAGAGTACGTAAGAAAATAACTACTGAAATAAAGAATCAGCTTGATGCAAAGAATTTAAATGCAACAAGAAGATTAAGAAATAGTGTTAGCGGAACTGTATTTGCAAGCTCTAAAAGTATCTCACTAAACATCTATGCTGCTGAATATTTTGATTCGGTTGACAAAGGAACTAAACCAGGAAAAAGACCTCCTTATAGTAAAATAGCAGAATGGGCATATGCTAAAGGATTACAACCAATGAATAAACAAAATAGCAAAGTTAGAATGATTAAATCTATTCAAGATGCTATTGCTACAAGAGGTACTATAAAAAGGTTTGGATATAAAGGAGCTAATATATTAGACTATGTAGATCAGAAATACAAAGATGAAATAACAGAAGATATAAAACAAGGTTACTTAAAAGATTTAGAATCACAAATAAATATAAATGGCAACAGTTAAAGTAAACAGTAGAAGTCCTTATTACTTAGTATCATCAGGAGCAGAAGGTAGTGCAGTAGAAAATGCATCACTAAACATAACAGGACCAGAAACAGGTGTAACAAACAGCGATATCACACTTACAGCAGTACCAAATAATTTTACACCTGTAAGTTATGCTTGGACAGGAGGAGCAATTGCAGGAAGTTCAAGTGCAGAATTAACATTTACTGAAACATCAGACGGTACAGTTGAATATGGAGTTACAGCAACAGATTCAGCAGGTAATGAATATACTGCAACTAAAACAGTTTCTTGGTCAGCTAATGCACAATATACAGCTACTTTAACTGTTGATAATCAAATAACGGGACCATCTCAAGGATATACAATTGGTGGTGACTTAAACAACGCAACTCAAACAGGTGAAACAGGTGATTCATATAGTTTTGAAACAACATTATCATTAAATAGCGGATATACTGCAGATGTTTCATTAGCTATTAGTCCATCTCAACCAATTACAGGAACATTTGCATCTATTAATGTAACAGAAACAACTACTTTAACAGGAACCGTATCAAGAAACTCTGATTATAGATTATCAGTTGATAAGTCACAGGTAACAGAAGGGCAAACTTTTACAGTCACTTTAATAGATGCTAATAGTGCGACTCCAAATGGAACGTCTATTCCTTTTGAAATAACAGGAACAGTTAGTGCAGCAGATTTAAAAAGAGGTTCTTTAACGGGAGCTTTTGTAATTGGTAATAGTGGTGAAACAAACAAAGCAACACAAACATTCGAAGTATTGTCAGATAATGTTACAGAAAGCACAAGTGGTGAAACATTTATATTAACACTAAACAACTTCCCCTCTGTAACAACAACTGTAACTTTATTTGATGAGACTGAAGCTGAAACACAAGACCCTCAACCTTTATTAATATCTCCAACTGGATATGATAGTGTTAATGGAGCTTGTGCAGTTAATGCAACAGAGACTGTTTATTATGGACTACTTCCTAATCAAACATTTGGTAATGGTGTTACATTATATCAAAGTGATGCATTACAAACTCCTTATTCTGGTGGAGGAAAGTATTTTAAAATAAGCACTAATCACAATGGAAGAATTGGAGTAAATAATAACGGGGAGCTTACTAATTATGTTGAGTGTGTTGCAGAAGGAACTACAGAGACTGTTGAAGAGTCAAATACAGTTCCTAATAACGCAGTAGTTTCATCTAATTATGTTACCGTAGCTGGTAATAATGGAGCTAATGCTTGTGCTTTAACAGCAGATATTGATGTATATTATAATGGTTCTATTACAGAAGGTGCTTCTTTGTTTACAGTAAAAGATGCTAATAACAACTTGTCAAGTCCTTTTGGAGGAACTGACAACTGGTATAAATTAATATTATATGATACAAACAATAATCCACAAGAACACTATGCAAGAGTATATAGTTATCCTCCAGGATATGTTTCAGGAATTTTTGTTTGTTCTACTGAAGAAGAGCCAGATACTACAATCACTTTAGCTCCTAAAGTAACAATTAATATGTCAAGTGATGATGGAAACAACATAGCCTTTGCTTATGTTTCACAAAGAGTAGAATTAACAGCCATAACACAAAACATAACTAACCCATCTTATCAGTGGCAAAAAGGAAGTTCTCAAGGTAATCTATCTGATATATCTGGACAAACACAACAAAATTTAGTAATTAATGAGATTGGTGGTGGAGGTGAAACTCAAACTACAACAGGAGTTGTATATTACAACTGTAAGGTGAGTGGAACAGGAGTAACAGATGAAAAAGCAGATACTGATGAAGTTTTAACTTGGCAAGATAGACCAAGTTTTGCAACAACTTTTGTGTCATCAGGTTCTATTGACCCAGTGAACTATGGTGCTTGTAGTGGCTCCGCTGTTACGATATATGGGAATAGAGATTCTTTAACTAACTTTTGTGTTCCATCTGCAACATTTTTCTCTAATCCTCAAGGTAGTTCATCACCATCATTAAGTACGGGATGGTATGCTTTTAATGACGGAACAAACCATAACTTAAGATATATAGAAGCAAATGGGATACCTGCTACAGGGTGTGTTACTGGTGGATGTACAGAAACTCCTGACCCAACGCCATCACAACCAACTGCAGGTTATGCAACAATACAGAAATGTCCTAATCAACCAAATGCTGGAATAGTATTTGATGTGGCTTTTGATGGATTTACAAGAGATGCTAACCAAATTGTACAACTAACTGACTTTGCAGGAAATGGAACTTCAAGTGGTTGTTATGAAATAACACAAGTATATGTAACTTTATCTAACTGGGATTACACGCTTTCAAGTGATGAGTTTGTTAGATTACAGCCTTATGGTTCTTGTACCGAGTGTGTTGGAGATATACAAGTAGAAGAAGAAGTTATTGTTGACCCTAATAAATATTATGGAGCATACAGACAATGTAACAATGAATCTGCTCCTCTATTTTATGTTGTTTCAGACTCGGAAATATCTAATGTTACAAGAACAGGAACAAACACAGAAACCTGTAGGCATCTTGTTTATGAGTTACATAACAATCAAGGAAATATTGCTGCATTTAGTGACAGTGCTTACGTTTATGAAGATTTATTTTTTACTGAATTTAATGATTGTACTACTTGTTTAGAAGGTGATACAATTACTCCTGACCCTCTTGCATATTTTAGACAATATAATAATTGTGACGGAAGTGGTGGATTTATTATTGCAGGAAGCACAACTGATTTGGATGCTACTGGGCATTGGCCTGCTGTAGTGGAATTTGGAGATATATGTTATAATGATGGAGGAAACACATCAACTACTTCAAATAGAAATATAAATGATTTAGTAACATATACAGATTGTGAAGCTTGTGGATATGTTCCGCCAGCACCTGAAGACCCTATTGGTTTTGAAACAAATGTAATTAGAATAACAAGTACAACTTTTACAACGATAACAAATGCTTGTGATAGCACCACATTAAGTTTTCCTACTACTTTATATTATACAGGTTTTCTTGGAGATGGAACACAGTTATATTCTGATTCAGCATTAACAAGAGTTTATGCACCTGCATCATCTAACTTTTACAAGTCAGAAGATTCTTATTATTTTAAAATAGGAACAGGTACAGGAAATCCTCGTGGAGAAATATATATCTTTGGTCAGTGTGGTGATATAATATAAGTTGTAATACTATATTACTTTTTTTGGTTATACATATAAATAATTAATATGGCTGTATTATCTACTTCTAAATTAGATTTGTATTGTTGGACAGGAAGCTATACAGATATACCGTCTGCTCCTCAATATACCATATCTAAAACTAACCCTGATTCTAATAACACAATTAGATTTGAAATATCTGAACTTGTTCAGGATTATATAAATGTTATATTTAACAATAATTACACAACAGGAAATATAAAAACTACTTGTTGGTTTTATTATATAAAAAGAAATACATATACAGATAGAGATGCACAAGAAATAAATGGTTATGGAATAGGAACAAAAGGTTATACTTACTTTGAAGATGGAATAAATTCAGCATTAAGTACATCAAAACTATTTACAAATACATATATTTATTTACCAGAAAGTCAAACTATAAATATACCTATATATATTGGTCCTGGTGGAGTAAATGTTGTCAGATTCTTTACAAAAGACTCATTCGGTAATGAAAGCGTTGCTAAAACAAATAGTTTTCAATTACTATTAAATACACCAACATCTGAAGACTCTAATGATTACATACAATATGTTTCATCTGATGTACAAGCAAGTAAAATAGAAATACAATCAGTAAACACTTCTGCTTCAACATATTCGGCTGCCACATCAAGTGCAATAGAAACAGTTTATCCTATTTATACTTGTGAACCTAAATACACTAATTATAAAATATCATTTATAAATAAATTTGGTGTAATACAGGATTTATGGTTTAATAAGAAAAGAACAGATGATTTAAGTGTAAAAAGAGATAGTTATGACACAAACATAATATCATCTTCAACATCAGCAGTAAACTATAATACATATAATCCAAGCTCGGTTGTTCAAGATGTTACATCTAAAAAATCATTGACATTAAATACTGGTTTTCTAAAAGAAGAATATAATGAAGTTATAAGAGAGTTGTTTCAGTCCGAAGATGTGTGGATTAGAGAAAACAATAAAACATTGCCAGTAAAAATAAAAGATTCAGATTTTACATATAAAACACATCTAAACGACAAACTTGTAAATTATACTGTTCAATTTGAATATGGTTTTGACAGTATTAATGCAATTAGATAATGAAACAAAAAGTACAGCTTTTTATAAATAATGAAGAAGTAGATGTTTTTCAGGATGGGTCTATTACAATACAGTCATCTATAAAAGATGTAAAAGATCCTGGTAAAATATTTACTGATTTTAGTAAAAACTTTACTTTACCTGCTTCAACTAATAATAATAAAATATTTAAACATTATTACAATTATGCTATTGATGTAGTAGATAGTGGAGGTTTTGATGCATCTGTTGCACAAGAAGCGAGGATAGAAATAAATAGCAGAGTATTTAGAGAAGGTTATATTATGCTTGAAGGTGTAGATCTTAAATACAATAAACCTTCAGTGTATAGAGTTACCTTCTATGGTAATCTTAGATTCTTAAGAGAGAAATTAGATAACACTAAATTAAAAGCATTAACGTTTCTTAAAAACTTCTATATGAACTATCAGGCAGTAGGCACTGACAGTTTATATGAATTTTTAACATCATCAAAAAACATTACAGATGAATTTGGCACTACACACACACAACCTTTAGTTGTTCCTCTTATCACACACACAGAAAGATCTTATTACAATAGTGATGAATATGATGCAGTTACTAATCCTGGTGGATTTTATGGACAATTTGCAGATGGTAATTTATATTATGATTCAGGAAATTATCCTCCTGGACCATCAGGTGAAGAAAAATATAATGGAGTAAGTTGGGATCAGTTAAAACCAGCTATTAGAGTTGATATAATAATAAAAGCTATAGAAGAATTATTGTCTGAAGGTGATGAAACAGTTTCCTTTTCTACTGACTTTTTTAATTCAACAAATTTAGATTATTATAATCTATATATGTGGCTTCATCAAAAAGAAGGTAAGATAGTTGCTAGGGAGGAAGAAGGAAAAGTAACCACACTGATAGATAAATTTATTATAGGAAAATCAATAAGCCTTTTAAATGGTACAAGTGCAGTTGGATTTTCAGCTGAATTTATAAATTCTTCAGGAATAGGAAGTGGTGCTGCTGCAGATAAAGTAAAAATAACTATTAATAGTCCTAAAGTAGATACTGTTCTTGCAAGACTAAGTCTTGTTAGTTCAGACACTACAACTAAATATGATGTAAGAATAGAAAGAAATGGTGTTACTTATAAAGAATTTACACAAGAAGTACAAACAGGTACTACAGATTATTTAGAAACAGAATTAGATGAAGGCACTTATACATTTACAGTTATAACTGAATCTGGTGCAAGTATAAATTTTGATTCAGGTTTTGAATTAAGATTGATTGCAAGAATAGGTAGAGATTATTTTGATGGAAATATAAGTGTTCCTGACATTGTTAGAACAGCATCTAATTTAACTACTAATTCTACAGGTGTTTTTTATACAACAGAAAACTTACCAGATATGACTGTTCTTGAATTTTTATCAGGATTATTTAAAATGTTTAATCTTGTAGCTGAAGTAAGAAATGATTCATTAACACAAAAGACTATAGTAGTTAAGACACTTGATGATTTTTATACATCTTCATTAACTGAAATAGATTTAACAAGAAATATAGATATATCTTCAAGTAGTGTTAACAGAACTTTACCATTTACAAAAATTACATTTGAATACGAAGACACAGATTCTTTACTTGCGAAACAACATAAAGAAGTTAATGGTATAACTTGGGGTGGTGAAGATGCAGATGTAAAAGGAGATAGTAAGTATGAAAAAGAATATACTATAAAACCTCCTTTCGGTCATATGAAGTTTGAAAGATTAAAAGACGATAATACAGGAGACTTTTCAGATGTGCAAGTTGGTTTCAGTGTAACAAAATCTAATGAAGATGATGCATCTGGAACACAAGAAAAATATAATCCTTATATTGGGAAACCAGTTTTATTTTATCCTATACTTATTACAGGAGATACAATACCATATGTGTATAATAATAGATCTGCAAATACAACAGCAACTTCTTATTTTATACCAAGTAATGCTGTTGATACACAAACATCAGCAACAAATCATTTTGGAGCAGAAAAAAACGAATACAATGTTAATGTAGAAGGTTCTGAAAGTTATACTGATAATTTATTTTCACAATATTATAAAAATTATATATCATCCGTATTTAGCAAGTTTAACAGACTAACTAAATTAAAAGCTGTATTAACGAATGCTTTTATAAGCAACTTTTCTCTTGCTGATACCGTTGTTTTATCTGGAGAAAAATATAATATAAATAAAATAAATTTAGACATAGTAACAGGTAAAGCTAACTTAGAATTAATCTCAACATATACAGCTATCAGTTATTTATGTCTTCCATCTTTATTTGAGGTAAGAGTAGAAGCTATAACAGGAGGATATTTATATATATTTAGTAATAAATATGGTGTCTATCAGATAGCTACAGGAGTTTACATTTTCAGCAATATACCAGATACACATCCTATTGCTTTTCATAATAACGGTAAAGAATCATTAATCAGTTATACAGGAACTGTTAATGGAGGAACTAAAACAGGTCTTGATGGAAATACATATACATATTATTCTGGTGATGTAACAGTAACAGTAAATGGTGACTTTGGAACTATTAGTTATGAGTGTTATCATCACGGATATATGGGTGGTGAAAACAATTTAACTTATAATGTAAGTTGTGCAGTAGCACCAACTCCACCTCCTGTAACAGGAACACTAACAGTAGATTCAACAGATATAACAGTAGATAGTGCATTAATAACAGCAGATCAAACAGACGAATAATGATTAAATTAATAATAGAACTATTAAAGACAGATAATTTTTATGGAGTTAATCCTTATATAGACATTGCTAAAGGAAAGTATAAAGCTCCTTTAACAATACAGGAAGCAAAAAATGTAATTAAACGTAGGTGGTATGGCAGATAATAAAAGAATAATATATACTATAGAGGTCAACGATCAAGGTAAGATGAAGGTTGATGGTCTTACAACTGGATTCGTAAATGCTTCTGGTGCTGTAAAAAAGCTAAACCAAGATTTAATTACACAGGGTAATATAATGGAGGACAATGCCAAGAAGAACCAGAAGATGATAGATAAAACTGGTTTGGCTGGAGCAACTCTTGTTGAACTTGGTCGTACTATTTCAGATTCTAACTATGGTCTTAGAGGTATGGCTAACAACATATCGCAATTAGCTACTTTAATGACTACATTACTTTTTACTACAGGTGGATTTGTTAATGGATTAAAAGCTCTTACAAAAGCATTTTTTGGTCCTTTAGGTATTATTTTAGCTTTTCAAACTGTAATTGCTTTATTGGAAGGTCAAGCTATAGCTGCTGGGATGGCGAAAAAAGAAGTTAATGCTTTGGCAGATGCAGTTGGTAAAGCTGGTTCAGATTTAAGAACATTTTTATCTCTTGTAGATAGAGGTAATTTGTCACAAAAAGAAATGTCTGACACTGTTTCTCAATTAAATGATAACTATAAAGATTTAAATTTACAGTTAGATGAAGAAGGTGAATTGACAAAAGAATCAAGAGAGCAAATAGATGAAAAGATAATATCTATTCAGAGGTTAGCAAAAGCACAAGCATTACAAGTTCAATTAGAAAAACTATATATAGAAGAGTTAGAAGCAACAGGAGGAAGACTTAAAGATATACAGGAAATTGATGAAGAAAGCTTTCTGCAAAAAGCAGGAAGGCTCTTGATGGGTGAAATAGAAAAACTTAGAATTTGGGATAAAGACAGAGCAAGAACTCAAAATGAGTTTATAAAAGTAAACAGAAACAGAAGATTAAAAAACATAGAGGAAGGTTTTGCTGAAGAACAAAAACTAAGGAATAAAAACATACAAAACATCCTTAAACAATTAGAAGACTTTGAGTTATCAAATGAAGCTTTTGGTGATCTTGAAGGAGATAAAGAAAGAGAAAGATTAAAGAGATTAGCAAAGCTTAGAAAGAAATATATAGAAGATGCTAAAATAGATGATAGACTCTATAAAGACGAGCAATTAGAGCAAGAAAAACTATTAGTGTTAGAGCAGGCAAATATAGATAAAGCTGGAAAAGATATATTAATTGCTATAGAAGAAGACTTTAATCAAAGAATAGAGGCTGCTAGAAACTCAAGAAGAGAAAAAGAAGCAAAGGAAAGGGAAAGAGACATATTAAGGAGTATTAGATATGCTAATGAACGTATTAAAATTGAACAGAATAGGTTAAAAGCTGAACAAAATATACAAATGCAAAAGGTTGGGTTTGCTCAACAAGTTGCAGATATATTAGGAGGGATTGCTAAAGATGGGTCAACTCTTGCAAAAGTAGCTCTTGCATTAGAAAAAGGTGCAGCTATTGCAGATATTATTATAAAAGCTCAACAAAGTATAGCAACTCAAACAGCAGCTACACAAGCAGCAAATTTACAAGCAACAGCAGCTTATGCTTCTATACCATTTATTGGTCCTACTATAGCAGGTATTCAAATAGCCTCAAATCAAGCTATGTTGGCAAAAGGAGTTGCTGCAACTAAAATAAGTGCAGGTTTATCAGTAGCTTCTATACTTGCTACATCTTTAACATCAAAAGGAGGAGGAGTGCAAGCTCCAGCAGCAGCATCATCTCAAGCTCCAGCAGCACCACAAATACAAGCTCCAGCTTTTAATGTAGTAGGTGCAACACAAGAAAGTCAGTTAGCACAAACAATATCACAATCAGAACAACAACCCATAAAAGCTTTCGTTGTAGCATCTGATGTATCAACAGCACAAGAACTTGAACGCAGTACAATATCAGGAGCTTCTATTGGATAATAAAACAAAATAAACTTAATATGGTTATTTAGATATGGAAAAGATAATAGAACTTATTATAGACGAAGAAAATGAAATTAGTGGTATTGAAGCTATTTCTGTCGTTGAAAATCCAGCAATAGAAGAAGACTTTATTGCACTAAAAGAACATAAAGATATCAAGCTTGCAGAAGTAGATGCAGAACAAAGGATTCTTATGGGTCCTGCACTTATTCCTAATAAGAAGATATTTAGAAAAGGAGAAGAAGATGATTACTATATATACTTCTCTGAAGATTCTGTAAAAAAAGCATCTGAATTATTCTTTATTAAAAGCAAACACCAAAACTCTACATTTGAACATTCATTTGAATTAAGTGATATGTCTGTAGTAGAATCTTGGTTAATAGAAGACCCTAAAAATGATAAAGCATCTGCTTATGGATTTGACCTACCAAAAGGAACTTGGATGGTTTCTATGAAAGTATTAAATGATGATGTGTGGAAAGCAGTAAAAGAAGGAGAAGTAAAAGGATTTTCTATAGAAGGATACTTTGCAGATGGAATAGAAAGACCTAAAGAAAGTATAAAAGAGAACGCTTGTTCTGATTGTTTAAGTGAATTAAATGCAGAGTTTGAATTAGCAGAAGTATTAGCAAGTTTAACAGAAGATGTAGAACTTGAATCTTATGGAGGATATCCACAATCTGCAAAAAACAATGCTAAAAGAGGTATTGAACTAAATGAAAAATTAAATAATAAATGTGCAACTCAAGTTGGTAAAGTTAGAGCTAGACAACTTGAAAAGGGAGAGAATTTTACATTACCTACTCTTAAACGCATATACTCTTATTTGTCAAGAGCAGCTGCTTATTATGATCCAGGCAACAACGAAGCTTGTGGAACTATTTCATATTTATTATGGGGTGGTAAATCAATGCTTAACTGGACAACATCTAAACTAAAAGGACTTGATGCAATCGAAGCTGCATCAGTAATTATAGATGGAAGAGCTGCCTATTCAACACAGGAAGAAGCAGAGAAAGCTGCTGAAGATATAGGTTGTCAAGGTTATCATACACACGAGTACGAAGGAGACGTATGGTATATGCCTTGTGAGGAACACAATCTAAAAGCTCCCTGTACAGAAGGATATGAGCAAATAGGAATGAAAGATAAAGATGGTAGAAAGGTTCCTAATTGTGTTCCAATAAAAAGATGAAAAGAAGAAAGAACGCTACATTAAGTTATTCATCACCAAAAACATCTTCAAGAGGATGTCTTTGTCCTGATGGTAGAACATATTCAACTAAATGTTGTGATGGAACATTAGAAGCACAAGGAATAGGAAGCATACATAAAACAAGTAATTATTTATTACAAGAAGATAGAGATTTAATATTACAAGAAGACAACAGTAAAATAAAATTATAATGGCAGATAAAAAAATATCAGAATTAAGTTTAGTAGCAGCATCAGATTTAGATGGCTCTGAAGTAATAGCAATTGTTCATTCATCAGAAACTAAAAAGACTACAATCTCTAATTTAGAAAATTTAATAGTTACGCATTTAACAGCAACTAATATTACAGTTGTATCAGGAGGTGGTAGTATAGATTTAGATGATTCTGCTTATGATAATGCAGAGATGATTAAATTAAGCTGGTCAGGTGGAAGTGATACTATAGAGATTACTTTGCCAGATGCAACAGCAACAAAAAACTTAAATAGACAAATTAGACTAATAACAGACAGCTCATATACAACAAATACACACGCAGATTTAACACCAATAAGCGGACAAACTTTAGATGGAAGTAGTTCACACTACAGAATTAATAAAGCGTATGAAGGTATAACTGTATGGTGTGATGGTACTGAATGGTTTATTATCCAAGCAAAAGCATCTTAAAAATACAACAAAGTATTTAAAATCAGTAATAATTATAAATAAAGTATCTTATGAAAGCAAGTGAAATTGTAACTAAAATCAAAGATGTTCTTTTATCAACTAATTCAGAAGAAGAAGTAACTACTCCTGAAGTAGAATTAAAAGAAGAAGCTCCTAAAGCTAAAAAGAAAGAAGCTAAAGCGGAGAATAAAGAGGTAGCTCCTAAAGGAGATGGTAGAGTTGAATATTCTGCTGAAGAACCTACTGACGAACTACAAGAGGAAAACTACGAGGAGAATCCAGTAGAAGAAGCTCCTGCTGTAGAATACGCTACTAAAGATGAAGTTTCTGAACTTAAATCTATGGTAGAGAAATTAAGAGGTATGATTGAAGCTAAAGAGGAAGCTCAAGAAGAAGTTCCACAAGAACTATCTGCTGATGAGCCTGCTGAAGCAATTAATCATTCACCAGAAAACGAAGTAAGTGAAAAAATTGGTGTTAGGTTTGCTCCAAACGCAAATAGAAACACTACTTACAATAGAGTATTAAACGCAATAACTAATAATTAAATTAATTTAAAATGGCAACAACAACTTCAATAACTACTACTTACGCTGGTGAATTTGCTGGGAAATATATTTCTGCAGCTTTGTTATCAGGTAAAACTTTAGCAGAGGGGAATATTACAGTAGTACCTAATGTTAAGTATAAACAAGTAATGAAAAAAGTGGCAACAGATGGAATCGTTAAAGACGCAACTTGTGACTTCGATGACACTTCAACACTTACTCTTACTGAAAGAATCTTAACTCCAGAAGAGTTTCAAGTAAACCTTGAGTTATGTAAAAAGGATTTTAGAAGTGACTGGGAAGCAGTACAAATGGGATATTCTGCATTTGACAACTTACCATCTAGCTTCTCTGACTTCTTAATTGCTCACGTAGCAGATAAGGTAGCACAAAGAATCGAAACTAACATCTGGACAGGTACTAACGCAACTACTGGTCAGTTTGATGGATTTATTACTACTTTAGGTGCTGATAGTGACGTTAATGATGTAACAGGTACTGCTTCAACAGCAGCTAACATTATTACAGAGCTTGGTAAAATTGCTGATGCAATTCCAACAACAGTATATGGTTCAGAAGATATGACTATCTACTTACCATCTAATATGTATAGAAACTACATTAGAGCTTTAGGTGGATTTGGTGCTTCAGGATTAGGAGCAGCAGGTACTGACAACAAAGGTACACAGTGGTATAACGGTGGTGCTGGTCTTCAGTTTGATGGTATTCAAATTGCATTAGCTCCAGGATTATCTGACAACGATGCTGTAGCAGCACAAAAATCAAACTTATTCTTCGGTACAGGATTACTTTCTGACCAAAATGAAGTAAAAGTAATTGATATGGCTGATCTAGACGGTTCTCAAAATGTGAGAGTTGTTATGAGATTTACTGCTGGTATCCAGCACGGACTTGGTGGTGAAGTGGTATTATACGCTACATCATAATAAAATAATTGTTCAACTTAAGAAAGGGTAGGTAAGCCTTGAGCCTACCGCCCTTTTTTTATATAAAAAATAAAAAATTATGGCTTGTGATTTATCATTAGGAAGAAAAGAACCTTGTAAAGATGTCGTTGGTGGAATAAAAAACGTATATTTCATTGACTTCGGAGATATGACTTTAACTTTTGATTCAACAGATACAGATGTTATAGAGTCTGTAGGAAGTTCTATTGCTTCTTTTAAGTATGAAGTGAAAGGAAACTCATCTTTAGAGCAAACAGTAAATTCTTCAAGAGAAAACGGAACAACTTTTTATGAGCAAACATTAAATTTAACTCTTCACAAATTAACGAAAGAAGACAACAAAGAATTAAAATTAATGGCTTATGGAAGACCTCACGTTGTTGTAGAAGACTATAATAAGAATTTAATGATTATGGGTCTTGAAAACGGTGCAGATGTATCAGGTGGTACAATTGTAACTGGTGCTGCAATGGGAGATTTAAGTGGATATACATTAACTTTAACTGGAATGGAAACTATGCCAGCTAACTTTATAGAAAAGACAGCTCCTACTGAAGCTGTATCTACTACTCTTACAAACGCAGGATTTGCTACACCAACTGCAGGTACTAACTCTTAAACATAGAGTGTTCTTAAAATAAAGAGGGGACTTTTATAGTCCTCTTTTTTTTTGAACAAGATTAACCTTTATAAGTTATATAGGTATGATAAGATTATCACCAACAACATCATCTCAAACAATTAGTATAATTCCAAGAGCATATACAGTTGCTAGTGATTTATCTATGGTTATCGTAGAAGACGGTACAAGAAAAACTCAAACTATAAATAGTATTACATCTTCTTTATCATCTAATGGTAATTACTTGCAGATGTCTGTGGCTTTTAGTATTTTAACAGCTGAAAACAGCTATTCTTTTGAGTTAAAACAAGGAAGTACTTTATTATATAGAGGTAAAGCATATTGTACATCACAAACAGATAATACAACAGACCACACATTAAATAGTAATAAGTATAATGAATATGTTGGAACAGATACAGATGACCAAAAATATATTGTAATATGAGCAAAGTAAAAGTAATAAACCTATCAGGTTACGAAGTGCCAAGTATAAAAGAATCAACTAGATATGATTGGGTTGAATATGGTGATAACAATAACTATTTTGGGGACATAATAGATAGATATACAGGTAGTCCAACAAACTCAAGATGTATAAACGGTATTACAGATTTGATTTATGGTAGAGGATTAAACGCAACAGATTCAGAAGATAATGCTCTTCAGTTTGGACAAATGCAACAAATACTTAAAGATGTAGATGTAAGAAGAATTACGGGAGATCTAAAGTTATTAGGTCAAGCATCTATACAAGTTGTATATAACAAAAGGAAAACAAAAATAATGCAGTTAAAGCATTTTCCTACAGAAACATTAAGAGCAGAGAAAGCAAAAGATGGTCAGATAAAGGGGTATTATTATCATCCAAAATGGAGTGAAATAAAGCCTTCTGATAAACCTAAAAGAATACCAGCATTTAAGTTTGGTAAAAAAAGTGAAAATGTAGAGATATATTGTATTAAGCCTTACAGAGCAGGTTTTTATTATTACTCTCCTGTAGATTATCAAGGATGTTTACAGTATTGTAATTTAGAAGAAGAGGTTTCTAATTATCATATCAACAACATACAAAACGGATTACAACCTTCTTTATTATTAAACTTCAACAATGGTATTCCAGGTGATGAAGCACAAGAAATGATAGAAAGAAAGATCTATGAAAAGTTTAGTGGTAGTTCAAACGCAGGTAGATTTATATTAGCATTTAACGATAATGTAGAAAATCAGTCAACTGTTGAACCTATTCACTTACCTGATGCACACGCACAATATGACTTTTTAGCTAAAGAGTCAAGAGAAAAGATAATGATTGGTCACGGTGTTGTTTCTCCAATACTTCTTGGTATTAAAGATAATACTGGTTTTGGTAATAATGCTGAGGAATTAAGAACAGCATCTGTTTTGATGGATAACATTGTAATAAGACCATTTCAGACCCAACTAATCAACTCATTTAATGAGCTGTTATCTTTTAATGGTATAAACTTAAACTTATACTTTGTTACTCTACAACCAATTGAGTTTACAGAGCTTGATAATATTGAGACAAAGATTAAAAGAGAGGAAGAAACTGGTGAAAAACTGTCAAGTGAAGAGAAAAATGACTTTACAGATGAAGAAGGGGATGATTTACTAAATCAGTTAGAAGAATTAGCTGAAAAAGTAGATGCAGATGACTGGGAATTAGTACATACAGAGAAAGTAGAAGACACAGAGAAAGAATTTGATTTTACAAGTCTTTCTATGCCTACTGATAAAGATGCTAAACCTAATAAGGTCTCATCACAAGATAATTCAACATATAAGGTTCGTTATTCTTATGGTCCTATAAGAAAATCACCTAATAGCAGACGTTTTTGTCAAAGAATGGAGCTTATTAGTGAAAAAAACTTAGTATTTAGAAAAGAAGATATAAATATGATGTCTTTTAAAGGAATAAATAAAGAATTAGGTCATAAAGGACAGAACTATTCATTATTTAAATATAAAGGCGGTGTAAATTGTCAGCATTATTGGGAAATGAAGGTGTATAAGAAGAAGGTTTCAGATAGTAACCTTGTTAGTGAGTCAGAAGCAATAAAAGATGGCTTAAAAGAGCCTAAAAACCCTTCAGAGATAGGAATTGCACCTAAAGATATGGCAAACAGAGGACATCATCCAAATTATAAGAAATGAAAGCATTATTTATAACATTAGAAGAATTAAAAAGAAAGTCTATTATAGATGGAAATGTAGATACTGATAAACTGATACAATTTGTAGAAGTAGCTCAAGATACATATATACAAACACAATTAGGTACAGCTTTATATAACAAACTACAATCAGATGTAATTGCTAGTTCTTTATCTGGAGACTATTTAACACTTGTAAACACATATTTAAAACCAATGCTTATTTGGTTTAGTCAATCAGAATATATGAAATATGCAGCATTTCAGATTAGCAATGGAGGTGTATTTAAACATAGATCAGAAAACAGTGATTCAGCATCACTTGAAGAGATAAACAATTTAGTACATCAAGCTAAAACCACTGCAGACTTTTATACACAAAGATTTATTGATTATATGGATTCAAACAGTGAGCTGTATCCTGAATTTATAACGAATCAAGATGGAGGAATGTATCCAGAGA